CCCATTTAGACACGGAATTTGCACTTTAGCCCGATGGTTAGTTTTAGACCAAGGGCTATATAAAATCATAACTCACTGACAATGACAGACTTAGACGAGAAAGACACAAAACAGAACGTCACCAAGTTCATAAACGGCATCAAGGCAGCAATCAAGCGTGACTACGGAATCATCCCGCCTGAATGGTCAGCCCAAATCGTTCAGCTCGAGGACTTGTTCAAGGTTTACAACGTTGCACGCCATGCACTCTACGGAGACCCCGAGCAGCAAGTCATCATGAAGAACAACCGCGGAGCCACCATGCAGACGAATCCATATTTCTCAGTCATGCAGATTTGTGTTGAGAAGATGGACAAGCTGGTCAAGCAGTTCGGACTCTCTCCGTATTCATCCGGACGCATCAACTCGAAGAGTGCATCAACTTCAAGCGATACAGACGAATATCTTGACAACCTTTAACAATGAAAGTAAAGTTCAAGAACATAAACAAGATTCCGAAGCGCTTCACTGAATATGCCGAAGACGTTCTTTCTGGCAAAATAATTGCTTGCCAGAATATCATTCTCGCTTGCCAGCGCTATCTTGACTGGCTTGACAGAAAGGATTTCTGGTTCAACCAAGATTTGGCAGACAAGATTCTGGACTTCTTCGCTCACTTGAAACACTTCGATGATGATTATGCGGGAAAGCCGTTCCTCTTGTCAGACTGGCAGCGTTTCTGTGTTTTTAATATCTTTTGCTTTTTCCGCGCAGACGACCATGAAGCCCGCATCATTCACAATGCAGTGATGATGATAAGCAGGAAGAATGGGAAAACTGCATTTGCAGCCGGGATGATGCTTGCGGACCTGTTGATTTGCTCTAAGGGAGTGTTCTCATCTTACCTGATTGCAAATACGCGTGACCAAGCGAAAACGATTTTCCGCTTCGTTAAAGGCTTCGTTCACTCGCTGGACCCTAAGCAGAAGAAAATCCGCGTTTACCGTGACTATATCACCATCAAGAAGAAAGGAACCGCAATCGAATCTATCGTGAAGGTTCTTTCCGCAGACTCCTCTAAACTGGACGGACTTGGTCCTGACAGTTTTATTTTGGACGAGCAAGGAGCTGCTCCGAACTTTGATAACTTCAATATTCTCAAGTCCGGTCAAGGCGCGAAGAAGAACCCGCTTTCAATCACCATCAGCTCGGCAGGCTTCCTTGTCGGAGAGCAATATCCGCTCTACCAGAACGTGCAGGTAGGCTCGAAGGTTCTCCGCGGCGACTTGCAAGATGATACTTCATTCTACGCGCTCTACCAGCTTGATGATGAATCCGAATGGCAAGACGAAAGATGCTGGAAAAAATGCTGCCCGAATTATGGCGTGACAGTCAGCAAGGCTTTCATGGAAGAGCGCATCAACGAGGCAAACAACTTCGGCGGCTCAAAGCTCACGGACGTGAAAACAAAGAACTTCAACATCTTCTGCGACAGCGCGGAAGTCTGGATTCAGCAAGAATTTCTCAATAAGTGCCATGCGAAAATACCTCTCGATGCACTCAAAGGCACCGTTGCTTACGTCGGAGTCGATTTGTCAGCGACGCGCGACTTGACAGCCATTGCGATTTGCTTTCCTCCGGATGAATATCGCGAGTTTTATCCGGACCGCTATCTATTCAAAACCTGGGCTTGGATTCCGAAGTGGGCTGTGAACAATTCAAGGAACAAGAAGATGTACCAGTGGTTTATTCAGAACAAATACGCGGAAATGACAGCCGGAAACTCTGTAGATTATGACGCGGTGTTGAAGAAAGTGAAGGAACTCAGCGAGAAGTTCTGCATTGCAGGCTTGATGTTTGACCCGTGGAACAGTTCCCAGTTCATCCAGAATTGCTCCGCGGAAGGCTTTTGCACCTGCATTCCGGTCTCGCAATCCATCGGATCAATGTCCAGATCTGTCAAGACGCTTGAAATAAACATCCTTGCAGAGAAGGTGATTTTGGAAATGAACCCTCTATTGACTTGGTGTTTCGCGAATTGTGTCCTGAAAACTGACTATAACGGCAACCAGAAGCCCGTGAAGTCTGATGATGACGTGAAGAAAATCGACCCCGTCATCGCGATACTCAATGCATTGATGGGGCCGCTTCTTGAGCAACTTGGCGGCGATTATGGAGTGATTGACCTTCCATTTACAAATCAATCAACATAATTCATTGATAAATATAAAAATAGATTGAACTTTCATGGCATTTCACTGGAAATTCTGGCAAAAAGAAGAACGCTCCGCAGGCTTTAATCCTTACTGCGTAGATGCACTGTGTTTCCCAAGTGTGGCAAGCAACATGGCAAATCGCTCCTTGTCTGCCGTATTTGCGTGCGTTCAGTTGATTTCCTCTGCGCTCTCCTGCATGAAGTTCAGAGTCGTGCGTCAAGATGAGAAAGGTCATGCGACGACAGTCAAGTCAGACCCGCTCCAGCGCATTTTCCGCAACAAGGCTATACAGTCCATGAGCATGAACCAGATCGTCAAGAACGTGATGGAAGATGTTCTTCTCCGCGGAAACGGCTTCATCTACATCGACCGAGGCGCGACAGGAGTCATAACGCAGCTCAGGTACATCCCTGCTTCTTCGATGACCATCATGTACAACCAGAATACGGACGTGACTGTGTACAAATGTCCTTATCTTGGCAACCGCAATCTTGACGCGAAGTCAGTCATCCATATCAAAGCTGTGACAAGAGAAGGCATGACCGGGCTTTCAATCTTGGCTTACGCGAAGAACGCGCTTGAAGTCGCAAAGGCTGCGGAAGGAGCCGCAAATTCATTCTTCTCGGACGGCTGCAATATCAGCGGAGTTCTCTATCCGGACCATGCCATGTCAGAGATGCAGCGCCAGCAGATGAAGAACACTTGGAACGCGGAAAAGAAAACCGTGAAGATGCTTCCGTTCGGCATAAAATACCAGTCTATAGGCACCACCGCTCAACAGTCCCAGCTGCTTGAATCAAGGCAATACGAAGTCATCGAAATCTGCAGATTCTTCGGCGTGAACCCGCACCTGATCGGCGACCTGTCGAAAACAAATTATGGCACTCTTGAACAGGAGAACTTGCAGTTCCTGACTTACACCTTGATGCCGTACATCATCCAGTTCGAGCAGGAGTTCAGCCGCAAGGTTTTCTACGATGATGATGACATGTTCGTTGACGTTGACGAAAACTCGTATTTGATGAGAGCTGACAAGTCAACAACAGCAGAATACCTGTCAAAACTCGTGACAAGCGGTATCATGAGCGTAAACGAGAGCCGTAAGGAACTGAATCTCAGCGATATAGGAAAGGACGGCGACATGCACACCATTGCTTACAGCGACGCGTCGAAGGCAACACTTTCAAATGAAAAGAAATAAATTATGGAGAATTTAGAAAAACGCTCGATAATCAACAAGAATACAGTCAACTCGGAGTCCCGTACAGTTCACGGAACTGCGCTCGTGTTCAACTCTTGGTCTCAGGACCTTGGCGGCTTCACTGAAATCATCAAGCCAGAGGCAGTGAACGAGGAAACAATCCAGCGCTCTGACATCATGGCTAACATGGACCACCGAGAGGACTATGTCATGGCCCGCTCCAAGCGCGGAAATGGAAATCTTGCACTTTCCTTGACTGAGAGAGGTGTTGATTTCAGTTTCGAGGCTCCGGAAACTGCAAAGGGAGAGGAACTTCTCTCGCATATCAAGAGAGGTGAATACGACTCTTGCTCTTTCGCTTTCCGCATTGCACCGGATGGTGACCGCTGGTTCTACGAGAACGACCAGTTGAAGCGAGAAATCCGGAAAATAGATATACTCTATGATATTTCCATCGTCTATGCGCCTGCATATGAGGAAACTTCCGTAGATGTACGTGCAAAGCAGATGGTCGATGCCTTCAAAGAGCTCCGTTCTTTCCGTTCACAGTTCGAAGAACTCGAAAATTCAGAAAAAGTCGAGGAAATCAACACACGAATGATAGAGTGCAGAGCCTTGACTCCTGAGGAGAAGAAGGAACTCGAGGACAAAATCAACGAAATGAAGGCTCTGAAAGAGGAAATCAACGCTCTCGAGGACAAAATCGACGAACTTGACGAGAAAGTCGAAGATTCGGTCGAGGAAGTCGAACATTTAGAGGCTCAAAACGCTGCGAAAGAGGCTGCACAGGAGCCAGAAGCGCAACCCGAAGTAAATACTTCAACTGAAGCAACAAAAGAGCCTGAAACACAAATAAATAAACAAAGCGACGAAGACAAAAAGTCGCAAAAAAGAAATAAAATCTACAAATCTACTGTTAAATCCATGGACAATAATAGATTTTCACTCTTGCGCGCACTCAGAAGCGCAGTTAATCATGAAGAGCTCAACCCAATCGACGCAGCAGTCATTCAGGCAGGTCAGAAGCAGATGCGCGATTGCGGCTTGGCTTCAACTCCTAACTCAATCCAGATCCCGGTAGAGTCAAGAACAGTGACTGTTCAGGGTTACACTCCTGAAGGAGAAGGTGCAACCCCAGTTGCAGGTGTTCACGACGATGTTATCCAGACCGATTTTACATCTATTCTTGAACCGCTCTACGCAAATTCTGTACTTGCTAAAGCAGGCGTTACTTTCCTAACAGGTGTTAAGAACGATTTGCAAATTCCGCTCATGACCGGACAGCAATGCGAATGGGTCGGGGAGATAGAGCAGGCTATGAAGACCCAGGCTACGTTCTCTCACAAGAAGATGTCGCCGAGAAGGATAAGCGCATGGACCTCGATATCTCGTCAAATGCTCGTGCAAGACTCTCTTGGCGTAGAGCAGGCTATCATTCGAGACCTTTCGAACGCTCTTGCTGACAAGATTGAAGCAACCATTCTCGGCAAGGCAGCAGGCAACGAGAACAAGCCAGCAGGTGTTGGTTACGGCTTGACTTCAACAACCATTAGCAATTATGAAGGCCTTTGCGATTTCGAGGCTTCTCTCGAAGCAACAAATCTTGCAGGCGCACCTAAGTACATCATGAGTCCTCAGGCAAAAGCAAAGTTCAGAGCAATGGCTAAGTCCAGCAAGTCAACTGAACTCGTATTCGAGGGCGGCGAGCTTGATGGCACACCAGTTCTCTCTACCACTAACGTGGCTGCAAAGGACTTCTATTATGGCATCTGGAGCAACGTCTATGTTGCAACATTCGGCTCAATCGAGCTGTTGCTCGACCCTTACACCAGCGCCCTCAATTCCGAGATAAAAATATACATCTCCGCATTCGTGGACGAGATAAAGGTTAGAAATAACGCAATTCTCTTGGGTAAGGTTCAATAACATAACACTCTGAAAATCAGTGCCGTGTGTAAAAGCACGGTACTGATATTCTAACACTCTGGAACAGACAACTTCTAACACTCCGAATAGGACAAAATCGAACTCTCCTGCATGGACAACATCTATATCGACTTGGACACAATCAAAAAGCATCTTAATCTTGACAAAGATTTCACGGATGATGATGATTATCTATATCAGCTCTCCGAGGCTGCACTCACAGCCGTCGAGAACCATATCGATACTCCATTGACGTATTATGTTGATGATGACGGAAGGCTCGATTCGGCTCTTGTTCAGGCTGCCTTGCTCTTGATAGCTAACTTCTACGAGAATAGGGAGTCAGTTGCATTCGCTCAGGCTTACCGGGTTCCGCACGGATTCGAATACCTGTTAAATCAATACATTCGATACTAAGATGAGGGCAGGAGCGTACAAGTATAACATAGCAGTCCAGAGGCAGGAGGTCACGACTTCCGCTTACGGAACAGACAAGGTTGAATGGCACACGCTCTGCAACACGAAGGCAGGCGTCGAATACCTGAACGGCGGGCGTGAAATAGAGAACCATGAAATCTTCTTTTCTTGGCAAATCAAGTTCATCCTGCATTCATACGTGCCTGTCCAAGACGAGGACAGAATCGCGTTCGATGGCAAGTTCTACCGCATCCTGTCAATCCAGCCGCAGAAGGAAACGACAAGAAATCAAATCACTGTGATCACGGAGCTAATCAATGAGTAAATCAACATTCGAGATAGACGCCGAGTCGCTCCTTGCAGTCCTTGACAGGCTCTCAGGAGTCGCTCTCGAAAACTTCAACACGAAGGCAGTCCAGTCAGTTGCTTACCAGTTGAAAGAGAACACGAAGGAGAAGTTCCTGAGGAAACTCCCGGCTGCAGACGGTTCCAAGCGCACGAAAGAATCAAAGTATTCGGATGTTCTTCTGGACGCAGTAAGGCAGGCTTCAACAAGGCAATCAGCATCGCTCTCAGACACCACGGTTGGACGAACATTCGTCCATGTTCTCGGTACACGTGACTCAGGCTCCGGAACATTCAGGGCGCGCTTCTTCGAAGGCGGTACAAAGCGCGACGGCAAGCAGAGAATACAGCCGCTCAACTTCTTCGGTGAAACTCTCTCCGCTTTCTCTCCGGACCGCACACGGCTCACAAGTCAACTCGCAAAATATATAGAACGAATCGTACACGGCTAACATGACAACAGCAATCAACATAAACAAGTTCGTGCGTATTTTTGTACAGCAGGACCCTGAGCTTCTGGCTCTCTGTCCCCTGAACAACATCAAGCCGCTCGTTCTTCCGCCTAACAAGTTTCCGTTCATTTCATTCATGCACGGCGATATAAAGCCGAATTATACAAAGGACGGCTTGGCTTACGACGAAGTGGATTTGCTATTTGCTTGTGTTTCAAACGATTACGAGCAGACAATCGCGCTTGTCGAGCGACTTCGCGAGCTGCTTGAACAAAAGAAATACGAAGATGACGAGGTTCTTATCCCAATCATCACCGTGAAGTCAATCAGCGAGGACTTCATTGATAACGCTTTCTTGCAAATCATCATCTTCTCGCTGCAGATTGTTCCTAAACAATAATTAACACTTTTAACATAAAATCATACTTTATACGATTATGGCCAACTACGTACAAGGTTCTCTTATCAACGTCTTCTACCATGACGGAACTGCTTGGAAAACATTTGCTTACGCTCAGTCGAACTCTCTGAACAACAGCAATGAAACAACCAATGTAAGTTCTAAGGACCATGGGCTGAATCCTGACGTTAACGTGACTTCAAGCAGCTTCTCATTTGGCGGGGAATATTTCTTCACCCCTGCGACAGCCGAGGTTGCACAGACGATGTTCGACAAGGCAAAGCCATACACTTTCGCTTTCGGACAGGTCGCCGAGGCAGACTACGCATCCGGCTTGCAGCCAGTGACAAACAAGGGCGAGCAGCAGGAATGGACTCCGGGTTCAACAGGCAAGTTCATTCGTTACGGAAATGCGATTTTAACAAGTTTTAACGTAACTGCTAATAACGGTGAAATCGCAACTTGCCAGATTGAGGCAACAGGTTCAGGCGGCTTGACAAAGACCGTGCCTTCAACCATCAACTCTTACGAGGCGTAAACGCATTGCATGGTGACGTGCATAATCAAGTTTTGCTAATTCTTGTTCTTGACAGGCTCTCAATCTTCGGGAGCCTGTTTTTGTTGATAAATACAGAAAACAAGATTAGTCAAAATGAAGATTAACATCGAGAACCGTGACATCGAACTGCGCTTCCGCTTCCGCTCAGAAATACTCTTCGAGGAAATCGCTCAGAAATCTTTCCAGGGCGAGTCAGTCGCGCAATGGATTCTCTACTTCTACTGCACCGTGATTGCAAATACGGACGACGGCTTCATCGAATACGACTCCTTCGTGAAATGGCTTGACGACAATCCGGAGTCGCTCTACGAGTTCATTGAATTCTACACGAAGTTCCAGTCCGGAGTTTTGGAGAAGCGACAGAAGGCGATTGAGTCAGCGGCAAAAAAAAAGGCACCCCGCAAGAGGAAGTCATAAGGCCTGACTGCTGGTTCCGCTATTATTTCCGCACTTTTGTCATGGAGTACAAGCTCGTGACAGTGCAGTATTTTATGGACGAGATGCGGCTTTCCGAACTCTTCACCTGTACGGACTCTCTCGACCGCATCGATAGAACTTCCTGGGAGCAGACACGCATCATGTGCCTGATTTCCGCGCAGAAAGTCAGCAAGAAGAAACTCCGCGCGACGGACATCTTCACTCTACCGTGGGACAACCCTGAACTTCCTGATTCAGCCCTGCAGATGCAAATGCAGCAAGCTAAAGAACTCGAAGATTTCCTAAATCAACAACCTGAACCTAACGATGGCGAACACGACGATAAAAGCTAACATCGAACTCGACTCTCAACAGTTCAAATCTTCCGCAGAGTCAGCGCGCCAGTCTGCCGAGCAGCTCGGACAGACCGCAGACCGTATTGCCGAGCAACTCAACAATGCAGTCAAGGCGGAAAATGCAAATTCAACTTCCCTCAAGAAGCTGAAGAAGGAGTTCAATGAACAAAAAGCCATCATTCAGGACTGTGCAGTGAAGATGCACGCTCTCGGCGACGAAGCGAAGAACACGGAAGGCTACAAGAAACTGCAGCAGCAAATGGACGCTGCTCGCCAGAAGGCTCTCCGCATGAAGGAGGGACTCGACCGCGCGAAGCAGTCAATACAGGATTTAGGAAACAAGTCGAACACTGAAATCAAGCTTGACTCAATCATAGGATCGCTTGGAAAATCGACGAACATGGATATTTCCGGACTCTTGGGACAGTTCGGACCATTAGGCACAGTGATCAGCAACATCGACCGCACCATCACGACTGCGATGAAGAACGCTCAAATGTTCAACGGCGCTCTCAACACAGCAGGCAAGTCAGCGCAAGTTGCCGGGAACCAAGTCGGTGCAGCCGCACCTAAGGTTGCTTCGTTCGGTTCAGCCGCAAGTTCAGCAAAGGGAATGCTCGGAGGCTTGACCTCGTCAATCAGCTCGTTCATCTCATCGCTCAGCCCGATGGCTATAGGCATCGCGGCAGGAGTCGCCGCACTCGCTGCATTTGCAGTCGTGGCCAAGGATGCAGTGGCAGCGTCAGCGGAGTTCGAGCAGTCAGTTGCAAATCTTTCCGCATTGACAGGACAGACAGGTCACAACCTTGAGAACTTGCAGTCAAGAATTCGGACAGTTGCAAATGACATGACAGTTCTCGGCTCTGACGTCGCAAAGAACTTCGAGCTGATTGCAGGAGCAATGCCAGAACTTCTTGAAAACGCGGCGGGACTCGAAAAGGTTTCCCGCTCGGCAGTGTTGATGTCTAAGGCTTCCGGCATGGAACTCGCAGACGCAACAACCGCGCTCACGACAGCCTTGAAGCAGTTCGGTTACCAAGCGGAAAATGCATCGTACGCAGTAGATGTTCTCGCAAATGCGCAAAAGTACGGCTCGGCGACAATCCAGCAGCTCTCTGAATCGCTTGCAGTCTGCGGAACAGCAGCAAGCAAGGCAGGAGTCGATTTGAAAACCACTTCCGCCGCGCTTGAACTTCTTGCATCCAAGGCAATCAGGGGTGCAGACGCAGGTACCGCTTTCCGCAATATACTCAACATCATGAACACGGCAGGCATCGACGAAATCAATCCAAGAATCGTGGGCCTTGCAAATGCACTGAAAGAACTCAAGAAGTATAACAACGTGCAAATGAAGTCGCTGTTCGGTCAAAGAGGAGTGACAGCCGCTTCCGTTCTTGCAGACAATGCGGAAAACCTTGAAACACTTGTGGGAAAGCTCGAGGAGTTCGGAGCAGCATCACAGCAGGCACAGACCAGAAGTGCAACACTCAACGGTTCAATCAAGGCTCTCTCTGTGACTTGGAAGAACTTCCTTCAATCGTTCGATACAGGCAGCAACTTCGGAAAAGTATTTCTCTCCGGACCGCTGCAGGGAGTGCGCTCTTTGATTTCCGCGCTCTCTGAACTTGTCCATGCATTTGACTCTCTGTTCCAAATCAATCTTGATGACGCGCTTGATGTAAGCCCTATTCGTGACATCATCAACATGATTGCAGACGCGATAAAGTTCGTCGCAGCGTTAATCAAGAACCTGTTCGACTTGTGCCAGTCAGGAAAGCAGACAGGCTCTATACTCGGTGCCGCTTTCACAGCCATTTCATTTGCTGCAAAGGCAGTCGGAGAAGTGTTCCAGTGGCTTACCTGGGCTGTCAATCAGATCGGCGAAGCAGCAGGAAAACTCCGTGCAAGGCTCGTTGATGCATTCAAGAAAGTTCCGGGCGTTGAATGGCTATATAATCGAATAAAGGACCTGCGTGCATGGATTCTCAAGTTGATTCAGGCTTACAAGGACTTGAAGAAAGAACTCGGTGTAGGATCGTCCAAGAAAGATGAAGACAAGCCGGTGAAGCCTGAGGAAGTCAAGCAGGAAGATGTCTGGGAGCAGCCGTACGCGAAAGGCTCTCTTGCAGACCTCGAGGCTCAACTCCAAAAACTGGAAAAGAACCACAAGGAGGGACTCGTTCTCATGAGCGCAGCCGAATACAAGAAGGAACACAAGCGCTTGGAAAATCTTATCGCACAGAAGAAGAAGGCTCTCGGCATCGAGGACAAGTCAACAAAAACATCAACGAAGAAAACAGAGCCGAAGGAAGGCTCCGTTGAATATCTGGAGAAGAAGCGCACCGAACTTGAAACATCAATCAAGAACGGAACGCTCAAAATCAATCCGGAAGATGCACGCAAGCAACTTGACGAGCTCGACGCGAAAATCAGAGCGAAGAAGATTGAGGTCGGCTTGATTATACCTGACTCTCTCAATGACCTTGAGCAGAGGCTTTCAGACCTGCAGTCGAAGTATAAAAACGGAACAATCAAGCTCACAGGCGATGAATATACAAGCCAAGTCAAGCAGCTTGAAGAGGAAATCGAGCGCAAGAAAATCATACTCAAAATCATACCTGACAATGATTCGATTGAAGGCATCGAGCGCCAGATTGACAAGATTGAAAATGATTTGAAGAAAGGAAAGCTTGAGATTTCAACCGAAGACGCTTACAGGAAGATTGACGAGCTTACTGACTCTCTCCGCACACGTCAAATCGAACTCAAAATCATACCGGGCGAGAACACGGGCGATTATCTGCAGAAGAAGCTTGATGACTTCAAGAACCGCTACATCTTGGGACTCACTCCGGATATAGACGCGGAAGAATACAAGCGCAGAGTGCAGGAAGCAGAGAAGAACATCAAGTCCGTGAACATCGAGCTCGGCATAGACCTTGACAGAGACGAAGCTGACAAGAAGTTCAATGACCTGCTCAAGGATTTCCAGAAGCGCAGAGCAGGCTCTACGTTCCAGATTGCAACACACACCCAGAACACAGTCGAGAACGCGACTAACAACCGCGAGAAACTTTCTGCAATCGAAGCGGAAATGAACATGAACGACTCGCTCATCGAGCAGCTCAGGACGCTTGCAGAAATCTACGAGAAGATGGGCGAGGCAGGCAAGGAAGGCTACGAGGCAGTGAACCAGAAAATCGCTGAAATGAACGAGAGGCAGCAGCAACTCGGACAGCAGGCTTCCGGACTGGAAACGGAAGAAAGGAGCACGCAGAAGCTCACAAGGAAGATGAGCGCTGCAAGCGACGCTGTAGGAAACCTCGGTTCCGCTTTCTCGAATCTTGGCTCTGCGTTCAAGTCGCCTGAACTCAATGTCGCAGGCATCATTGCAGGAGCAATCGCGAATGTCATTCAAGGCGCTTCTGCTGCAATCGCACAGTCTGCCGGGCTTGGACCGTTCGGATGGATTGCTTTCTCCGCATTGATTGCAGCTCAGATGGCTTCCGTGATCGGTCAAATTCACTCTCTCTCGGCAGGCTCTTATGCATCCGGAGGTATCATACAAGGCTCTTCCGCTCACGGCTCTCTCGTTGGGGACAGGTTGATTGCACACGTGAACCGAGGCGAAGCAATACTCAACTCGAACCAGCAGCAGAGACTCTGGAAGATAATTTCCGGAGAGAACTCTCTGCTTACATCGACAGGCAATAATTATGGTCAAATCGACTGGGTTCTCCGCGGAACAGACTTGTACGGCTCTCTCAGAAATCTTGGGAAAATCAAGGAAAAGACGGGACATCAAATCGGAATACATTGATAATCAATGCTTTACAGAGGTCAATTCAAAGATATAGAAGATAATACAATCACTCTGTACATCCAGACAGAGCGTTCTTCCGCGCAAGTCATCGACCTGAACAGCGATGACTCAGGCATCCGTTTGCTTGCAAGCCAGCCTGTCTATATCGAGCAGGATATTGAGAACACTTTCGAGTGTATTTTCATGAAGTCAGCGGAAATCAATCTTCTCACTAAACATTATCTTGGTGACAGCCTGTTCACAGGAAACTCACGCGATGTTATCGTAAATGTCTGGAAATCAAATGAATGCATCTTTGCAGGCTTCTTGACTCCGAACATCTACACGCAGCCTTACGACCATGTCTGGGACTCCTTGACTCTCCATGCGACTGACGCGCTTGCAACGCTCAAATACTTCAACTACATGGACTTGACAGAGAAGGACGCTTACGATGAATACAAGAAGTCGTACGGCGAAATCACTTTCGCTCGAATGATTTCACTCTCTCTGCGAAGAATCCCAACACTCAACTTGCAGACAGGTCAAATCAACTCCATCTATTATGACGGTTCCGTGCGCTTGGACTCGGCTTCTCAGCCGGATATTTTCAGTCAAGTAAAAATATCAGAGTTGCTTTGGCTTGGTGACTCTTACGATGATATCTCTACGGAAGAGGACATGTTCAATGATGTTCTCAAATACTTTGATTTGAAACTGCGTCAGGAAGGCACGAACTTCTACATCTACTCGATGCAGTCCATCTACTCAAAGCGCACGATTGAATGGTTCCCTATAGCGCTTCCGGAGTTTTACATAAGAAAAGATGATTCATTCATTTGGACCGGTACGGAAGCAAGAGAGTGCCTGTATTCACCATCAACAGGCAACACTCGCCCAGGCAACGTATTGACTCTTTCTCTCTCGAACCGAACTGAATCAACGGTGCAGAACGGCTCGACCGTATTTGCAAGGTTCTATTATGCGCAACTTCCGAACAACAGGCTTGCACGCACTCCCAAGTTCGAAATCACGACGCACACAGGTAAGAACATCCTGACTGACGGCACTGAATACAAGGTTGTTGACGGAAACATCGTCGAAGGCTCTTACGATGACTTTGACAATCTTCCGGACCTCGGCTTCATCCCTGCAGACACTCCTTACACTTACTCACCGTCCAAGATTCAATACAAGCCTGAAACTTCAACCGAGCAGGCTACTAAACCGAACATCATCACGACTGAATAATTATGGCTTACATCATGATTCATGGAGTCATTTATGACTCTGAAATAGACTCGCAAGGCAATTATGACATCGATACTTACGCAAGTATTCAGGCGACTGACGTGATCACTTCTGACACCAGAATGCACTCTCTCGACGCGCCTGACTTTGCCTCTGACAGCCACACGATAACAGTCGAGGATGTTTACAATAGAATACAAATCAACTGCGACTGCGACGACTTGGACACTGTCATAGAGTCTCCGCTCAACGAGGATGACTTGTACAGCGATTATACGAGCCAGCAGCATTATGCAAGAGAATTTGCATCTTTCGGTGAAGGAAAGGAAGCAGCGAACGCGTTCATCGCGATGTGCCATGACGAGAACACGAATTATGAAAACGTGGTCATCTATGACTGGTACATCCAGCAGATGCGCTCTCACAGGTGGCGGCTCAATACGGACTCCATGCTCCGCACGGACAACCTCTACCAGACAACAATCCCGAAACTTCTGTTCACTTCTGGAAACGAGGGACTTGCTTCTATCTTCCGCATGGCTTACACCAAGAGAGAGAAGAACCTTCAGGACAATGCGATCGTGAACAACATGACAAAGAAGGATTATCTTGTCATCGCGTTGATGGGGCGCGGAACAGGCTCCGGGAAGCCTGAACTCGGAAAGGTCCTCAGGAACTCTCCGGTTGCAGTCTATCAATCTTCTGACGCGGTCGGGCGCTACTCTCCTACAGACTCCGAGACAACGAATTATTTCGTCATTTCCGGAAAACTGGGACTTGCTCCCCGTGGTTTTGTCACCGAACACTTCGGAACGATGCAGGAAGTCAACGACCGCGACGATATATGGCACGCAACCGTTCATCTTGACGATGACAAGAACTCTGACGGAGCGTATTATACGATTGAGTTTTTCGACAACCCGTCCCCTAAGGACAAGGAAGATACACCTGTTCTTGACAACAAGTATTTCCTCTCGCCTTTCAACACCGCATGGAAAGACTTGAAATCATTGCAGTACATGAAGTCTGAAGGCGACATAGACCGCATTTCTTTCGTTCCTTTCCTTGCTGCTCAAATGAAAATCGGAAACAAGTATTGCGTCGATTTCTTCAGCTCTTACAACGACTTTCCTGAATACAGGTGGCTTGAACTCAACGACTGTCCCGAATACGATGACGGGACAGGCACCATGCGGAAAAGAACCTTCTTCACCATCGGGTGCAACCCTGCATGGAAGGACTGGCTTGTTGGACGCCAGTACGATATTTGCAACATGATTTATCCAGCGATGAACCTTGAAGGCCATGAAGGACAGGCAATCCCTATCAAGGAAACAGACAACCTTTCAGGCAGAATCGAGTTCAAGATTCTGGGACCTGCTTGGACGACCGCTCGGGACGGCATCCGGTATTATTATCACCGCACTTGGGGAAACTGGCTCTGGGGCGGCTCTGTCACAGTCGTGGCGCAAGGCTTCCCAATCTATGAAGAAGCGGACTCGATGTGGATTGAGGACTTGAAAATCAGAGTTGTTTCTGACAATGGACTGAATTCACTCAATGATAATGACAAGCAGCTTGTCTATACGACTGACGCTGAACTCGATGAAGGCTTCGTGAACGTCAAGGATGATATTGACTTCCGTATTTCAACTCAATTAACAACCGAGGAAGCAAATCGTTATGGACTGAACAATAAAGTCAAAATCAATAATCCGAGCCTTGTTGATTCGAATCAAGCCTTGCGTTCAGTGTATAATACTGTTCTCTCTGAAAGCGGAAAGCCAGAAGAACATTATTTGGACCATTATTTCAAGGAATACTCGCAGCCAAGAATCACTTTCGACCTGACAATCCATGACGCGCCGCACAGGAACTGGACAACGCACTTCGAGCTGCCAACACAGTTTCCTGACAAGGAGTTCTTCATCCAGTCAGAGAATTATGATGTTAAACTCTGCCGCAAGCGCTTGACTGTGAAGGAAAGCCACGCTCTCTAAACAAAAGATAAATAGAGAAAGTTTTCCGCACTCACAACGATGCCGAACATCAAGGAGTTTTTCACCCAGGACATTTACGAATACGAGAACAAAAGGTTCAGAATTTATAATGAATTTCCTTCTGAGAGGGAGTTCAGGGAAAGTGTTTATCTTGACGGCACTGAATACCCCGGACGCCTGCTCAACATAGAGCGGTGCGCAGAGTCGAATGCATGGCAGGTGCAAGTTCCTGACTCTACTGGAGCAATCTATACTTTGAATCTTTTTACTTACACTGCGACAAATTCATTAGGTCAGACTGCTCCATTGCTTGATGATGATGCGGAAGATACTCTCGTCACGGTGCCTGTGATCGGAGAAGGTTACTTTTGGACTAATCAATTCTACATCGTCGAAGGAAATACTGGAAAACTTTACAGGCAATACGCTTGGTATTGCGGCACTTTTTCTGTGAACGACCCTACAGACACGCGCGATGAACACTCGCAGGTCACAGTAGAATACGTCCGCACAGGTCAATATCCAGAGAAACTCTGGCTCAACAACTCCGAATACCTTGAAGTCTATTTCGATTATTATAGGGATGTACAGACTCCGGGTGCAGATCCTATACCAGCGCTTAACAAATACACAGTCGTCTACCATGATGAAGATATTGAGCAAATCGAGGTCCATCAGCAAGGCTCTTGCTTTGACGCTTACGCGATACGCGCTCTACAATCCGGAAACGTGCGTCGCGTTGATTCTATCACTTACATAGAAAGAAATATACCTTACGAGCTTCATGGACCCGTAGAGGACATCTATGACGAGGACGAGGATGAATACATCCACAAGCAGTATTATTATGTAAAGTATATCGACCCTGAGACTGACGAAGTCGTATGGCACAACACAGGTCGCTTCGCTCTATTGAAAGATGATAGAGAATACGGAGAAATCATCCCTGACGAGCAGCCGGATGATTATGACCGCTTCTTCATAAGGAAAATCGGCTCGACTTACAACGCAGTCAGGTACCGCTCGACTGACTTCTCCTCTGACAGAGAGGCAGAGGATTATATCAACTCCACTGGACGGTACGACAAGTTCATTCTTGTGCGTCTGGAGCCTTACCTTTCTTCAACACTTGAAACTCTATCGAACGGCGACAAGGTCTATTATTATTATGTTGACTATTTGGACCGCTCTTACAAGTGCGATGAATACGAGGTCTATGAGCAAGGAGGAGGCGGAACGCCAGAACCGGAACCTGACGAAATCGACCCGAACGATCCGAACCTCCCTCCTGTGCCAGCAGAGCCTAACGCTCCTTACAGAGTGCAGCCGTTAGGAAATTATGAAATCTTCCAGAGCGGCAGCGATTATTATGCAGGCCGCTGGAACTACAAGGTCTATTATAACGGCGCAGTAGAAAGGCTCGATACTTTCAGCGCTGTTTCAGAGGCTTTGACTCCGCAGCTCTCTTCCTCTTACACTGACTTTCCTTACGCGACACCGAGGTACAAGCGGTATTATTATGAAGTGCATTATGATGATGCAGAGAAAGATGTTCATCTTTCAAGGACTCTTGACTCGTACCTTGACGTGCAGTATTTCCGTGCAAGGTTCTATGATTATCCGGACTCGACCCAGCTTGTGGGGACAACCTTTGCGGATGCCGGAACCGTTCCGTCGCTTCCTGACGGCTTCGAGCAATACAAGCAGGTGAACGGTCACGCCTGCACTCTGTACGGATTCACGCCTGAACTTTCCGCACTCTATGAAGATACAGACTTCAAGGCTCTCTATGCGGACGCAGAGACAGGTGAAACTCATTTTACAGTAGAGTTCTATCAGGAAGATGAAACGACGCTCATAGAGGCAAGGCAGGTGCCAGTCTATTCAGAACTCGGAACGCTGCCTGATGCACCTGTGAAGAGAGTCACTTACAGCTCCGGAGGCAAGCCTTGGGGCTATGACATCGAGTGCAAGGACTTCATCGACGACTCCCGCTGGTTCACTTACTATGAATCAATCATCATCGCGAGGAACTCCAAGGCGATTGCAAGGTACTGGAGCACGAGCGAACAAGGAGCGGTCTATCGCACCTTCTACACGGTCACTTTCAAGGACTTCCGCGGAAACGACCTTGACTTCGAGTATTATCAGGGCGATACTCCTGAGGCTCCTGCTGTTCCTGCACGCATCTATTCAGGCGACGATGAATACGAGTTCAGAGGATGGAACCCTTCAACGATTGCAGTCGTGAACGGAAACGCAGTCTATACTTCCGTTTATGAAAATGTAAGTCCTCAGCCTGCTTGGCCTGACATCGTCATCGACTTCGACTCGCTTTACAGCAACAGCTACACGACGATTGTCAACAAGAGAGAGAACGCTCCGTACGGCGATGTTTCTCTCAATGACATTGCAAGGTTCGAGTCATCATCCGGAACTCTCGGTCAGACGATTGACGGAAGGCTTGCCTTCCTGTGGCAAGTCGGGAACGGAAACAACTTCTGGTTCCGTGATTCAAGCAGACCGTTCTTTGTTTCGCCGCCAAAAAGCTCGTATATGGCAATCAACGTGAATGCAGGAGACAAGATTGAAATACACGAGACAGGCGCATCTTACGTTCTGGTCGTGAACGAAAACGCGCTTGACGAGTCCGGAAATGCAATCGCAGCAAATACTCAGTACAGCAAGAACAGCAGCAGCAAGTATGTTATGACAGCAGCAAGCAAGGGGTACGTTCTACTTCAGTTCCAGCAATGGACAGCCATAAGGTCCATTTCAATCAACCAGCCTGCGCAAACGTTCACGATTAGGTTCCTTGACCATGCAGGCGCAGTGTTGAGCAGCCAGCAAGTTGAGTCCGGCTCCGCTGCGACGGCTCCGCAGGTTCCTTCTTACACAAGCCCCGCATCAGGCGACTTGAGCACGGAGTTCAACCGCTATGATTTCAGCGCATGGAACCCGGCTCTTCTGAATGCGGAAACAGAGTCGCATGATTATACAGCCCAGTACACTGCGACAAGAGTTTACAGGCTGAGGTTCTACAACTTCTCGAACACGCTTGTAGAGTCGCAGTTCCTTGAATCCGGTGCAACTGTCACGGCTCCTTCCGTTCCTGCTTCCGTAGAGTCCGGCGGCACGACTTACAACTTCACGGGATGGAACCCGGTCATTGCTTCCGTGAGCGCGAATGTTGATTATCAAGCAGTCTATGAGGAAGATGAAGGAGAGACTCCTGTTCGTCTATACGAGGACATCGAAGTTGATTTCCCTACTGCATACCAGGGCACTGACACTGCTATAAATTATACAAGCACGACAACATCTTATGCTATAGGCAGCGGCAGTCATACGAGTATGCCTTCAATCATTTCCGTTACAAGTTCAGGGACTGTCACCGGTGATTTCAAGGAGAGAGTGGCTTGCTTGCACCCTGGTTCTACAAGTACTTATAAATGGATTGAATTCTCAAAACAATCAAGCACTTACGGTTACGCAATGATTTCAACGAGTGCGACAGGTCAAGGGTTTCATTTCGTGTTCAAAGTCGATAAAGGCGATATGGTTTCTATTGTCATGAAAAACAACATAACTTCTGATCATTATCCAAAGGTTTCTACTGGAAATTATACAGAAGGAGGCGTAGAAGCGTTAGACGAATACGGAAACACGATACAGCAGTATAGAACTGTACCTGTTTTGAACGCAGGGCAGGGTTGCATCGAGTTCTTATTCTGGGCAAAGGACACTGGATATATCGCGCTTGATTTCTATGAATCATCTACTTCAAGCGAAACAAGTTATATCAAGAGCATTTCAATCACGGCTCAATCTTAGCCGCCGAATCTTCAAAGATAAATATATTAACAAGGCACTCATAATCAATGAAGACGATATTCAAGGGTCAGGACGACCTGTATTATAACATCAAGATAACAGACACCGAGTCGAACACGGCGCTTTATCCGGACGACTTGGCGGACTTCCGCATCCGCGTGTTCACCAAGAATCCGGAGAACTACGCGGAATACACTGTCGATGACATCTATGATGATGTTCTGTACATCAACGCTCAGGATATTGAACATCTTGAAGATGGCGCATTGAAGATGCAGTTCATCATCGCGTTCAGCAATGATTGCTACGAGGATTCAGCGCAGGATTATACAAGCGTGAGGAACACAGGCTTCTTACTTAAAACACAGCGTTAATCAAGATGATAGACCCGAAGAGAATGAACATAATAGACATAATCATCAGGCGTGCGCCTAAGAACCCGAGGCTCTCTGAACTTGAGGCAAGATTGAGAAGCCTCGAGGAGACCGGGATTCCGCTGCCGGACGTTGCAGAGTTCATCGAGAGTCTTGACCTTGTAGATAGAGAAGAGCTGGAGAACGCTCTTTCAGGCTATCTTCCTGTTAATTATGACTTTGCATCGTTGATTGATTCATTGAGTTTAGTCACCCAAGAACATCTTGACAATGCACTTGCAGCTTACGTCGAGAACGCTCTTGAAGGCTATGCGAAAGAGAGCGCGCTTGAAGGCTTCGCGACTTGGACCTCGCTGAATACGGAAGTTGCAAGGCTTGACTCGAAGATTGACAACATAGACCTGAGCGGTTATGCAACCAAGCAGGACCTGAATGATGCAGTAGATGCAATAGACTTGTCAGGACTCGCAACGAAGTCCCAAGTGAATACGGAAGTTGCAAGGCTTGACTCCAAGATTGACAACATAGACCTGACAGGCTTTGCAACAAAGTCCGAACTCAATGCGGAAATTGCAAGGCTTGAAGCGGAAATAGAGCAAATCGCAAGCCAGCCTTCTGGAACGCTCCCAGGTTCTCATGAACTGAAGGTTGCCGGCTTCGGCGACTTCGTTCTCACGAAAGGAAGAGAATACTTCGCTGTCACTCCTTCGGAGTATAATACAGAAATCTATCCGCTTGAAGTGTACAACCCTATAGGCTTCGTTGCTTACCCGGTTCACTGGGGAAACTCCGGCGGAGTGTTCACGAGAGTGTTGAGTTTCCGCTATCTTACCGGATTGTCACTGAAAGGCTCGCCTGAACCATCAAGCCTCTTCCGCTTCCGAGGAACGAATGCCGGTTTTGAATATCCGGAGTTTCAGGACTGCTGGAACGGCGTCATCTACACTGACGATTCGATGTGCGGAAAAGAGAAAACGAGCTACATTCTCAAGAACCTGATGGATGAAAAATACCAGACCATGACCCCGACGAACGAGGCGGTTGCAGGCAACTTCCCCGCTTTTGCGGCAGCCATGCATTTCGACCCGACCGAAACGATGTACAGCAGCCTGTTCTCGGCTCCTTACTGGTACATTCCTTCTTACAGCGAAGTTTCGCAAGTGAAGTCAAGCAACACGCAGATTGCGGACATACTTGGAAGTTTCATAGAGAAAACAGGCGGCTCTGTCATCACCAGGGATTTCCCGCAGGCGATGCTGACTTCGACTCTTGCAGAGAAGCCCGAAGGCGCAGGTTCCGGACAGGACGGCTGGTACAGGATTGTAGAAAACGGTCCAACTTATCAGGAATGCTTGCCGTTCAACGAGCCTTGTCCTGTGCGCGCCATGATCCGCTTACTCTAAAAACATCATTCAACATCAACATGTACAAGCATAACATAAGCCAAATTGATATGGGACTGAGGTATAGAGACAACTGCATAGACGTTGTCATCAACCGCGCGCCCAAGAACCCGAAGCTTGCAGACCTTGACAGGCGCATCACGCAGATAGAAGAACTCGGCTTGTCATGGAGTGCAATCGATGACAGGCTTGCAAGCTATGTAAGCTCTCTTTCACTTGTTGACAGGGCAACTCTCATGGACCTTCTTGAAGGCTACATGAAGAAGGACGAGCAAGGCGAGATAGACCTGAGCGATTATCTTACAAAAGCGGAAGCCGAGGCAAGGTATTTGAGGAAGCAGAAGATCAGCGAGTCCGGATATGCCGAGCTTGAGTCCAAAGAAGAAAACGTTTTGTATATCATCGAATAATATGGCAACGAAAATCTACATAGGAAACAACGAGATCGCAGGAGAAGGCGGTGCCAGCGGAAACATCCCTGACTCTCTTTCGGACCTGACGAACGACCTTGTCATCTACTTGACAAAGGCTCAATACGACACGCTTGTAGAAGATGAAGAAGTCGATGAGAGCAAGATGTACGTCATAACTGACTTGGCTGACACGGACGACTTGGCTGACCTTGCAACAACCGCTGACATACAGGGCGCGATTGCAAGCCTTAACTCTGAACTGGAAGATACCGCTGACGCTTATTATGCAGAGCTGAGCGCGGACTTGGACAGCCTGAAAAGCGATATAACAAGCGCGAAGAACACTGCTGTAAGTGCGGTCCAGAGCCAGCAGACAACAAGCGTGAACGCAGTGAGTTCGGCTCAATCAACCGCGACGAATGCGGTCAATTCAGCGAAGAACACCGCTGTTTCAGCGATAGAGTCGCAGCAAACTACAAGCGTTGATGCAGTCGAAGCGGCAGGAACTCAGGCTCTTTCTGACATCGACGACGCAGTGGAAGCGATGCCTAAGCTCGCAGTCATGACGGAAGCGGCTTACAACGCTCTTGACTCCGTTGATTCGAACACGATTTACTTCATAACAGTTCTTGAAAACACACCAAGCGGAAATGAGTAGACTCAACAGAAGCGACATATCAAGGGTTCTGTACGGAAGCCAGACGGTGAACCTTATCAGGAAGGGCAGGATCCAAATCTATCCGGCTCCGGAATTCACCGAGGTATATCTTCTTGACGACAACAAGATGTACAGCGTGCAGGTCACCGAGACTGGCGACTATCTTCTTTCGGATGATTATCTCGTGACGGACACTTCGCTTTACGAGTATCTTCCGCCTTACGTTGTCGTTGACCCGGACAAGAGCGGACAGTGGATTCTATCCACTCAGTCAAGGCACTCGGACATGAGCGAGACGACTTACTTCATGTCGAACTCGAACTATAACGTGAGCAACGGAACCGCGAGAGTGAAGGTGAGCGTGAACGGACTTTACTCTATTTCCGTTCTGTACGGTTCTTATGCGGACAGATATTACGACTATGTCAATCTATGGAATCTTGACTATGATGCAAGCTCTGCTGTAAGAACGACTTCAACTACTTACTCTCCTGTAAATACATATAACAGACAAAGCAGTTCTGCTCCGAACTATACTTACACTTATACTCTTGACGGGGGAGAACACTTCTTCTGGGTGACTTACGGAAAAGACAGTTCTGGAAACTCTAACGAGGACCGCGGCTATATAGGGATTGCGACTTCGCTCCTGCAGGACAGGACTGTGAACAATGTTGATGTTTATTATGAAATCGCTCCGGATGATTATTTCCTTTCTGGCGGAGTATATAGAGAGAAGCTCGTTGCTTCTGACGGAAGCGAGCCGCTCCCAGGAAACATTCTGCAGTCAAGCCTGAGCGAGAATGCGGAAACCATCGATGTAGAAGGTACAATGTACGAAGCCTTCTATTATTATGTCACCATCAAGGGAGTGCAAGTCAAGGCAAGAGAATACGTTCTTGGCAATATTGTTTCGTTGATAGAAACTCACTTCCTGACCGGAAACAGTATAGCAATAGGCTGGGACAACATCAGGCACAAGTGGGACAACAATTATACTTTCTCTGTGTATTTCGTCCGTACAGGAAACTACGGCTACAATGACCAGCGCGGTATAACATGGAACATGGGTACGGGAGGACTGTCTCCTATAGAGCTTTCTCCGTACAGGAACGGCTGGTTCTTCGACTTCCACAAGCCTAAGAACACGACTTCGAACGAGACGATAGCAAGCGTTCAAGGGGATGATATGGAATGGAGAGTCGAGTATTATGATATTTCACAGAGTTTTAACACGATATACAGGCTTGACGTGAATGCAACTCCGGATCACACGATGACCTTGTATAATCTTGACGGAACTTCTGTAGGCTCTTCTTCTTATATGCCTTCTCGTGAAGGAGCGGCAAACTTCCTGTCATCTTACGACTTCTACGACGGATATTATCTTGTAAAACTCTGCGCTATGCAGTATATTGCAATCGGTCGAATCGTCGTGCGTGATGAAAACGGAACTGTCATCCATGATTATATGATGACAGAAGATGCAAATGCAAGCGGAAATGCAAGATATGTTCTGAAAGACTTCGTTGAAGGATATTCAACTGCTTGCACTTATACAGGCACTCTGACAGAATTATTGACGCAGAAGTTCAGAGTGAGAGACTTGGGAATCCCTGAAGTAGAAGCGCACTTCCTGACTGGAAATACAAATGCAATAGGGTTCCAGAACCTCAGGCACAAGTGGGACAACGGGTACAAGATTTCATTATACTGGATAAAGACCGCAAGTTATAGCGAAGATATGAGAGGTTTTTGTTATGATAGTGCAGGAACAACTCAATACTCTCCGCTTGAGATTTGCGCATATAGCAATGGATGGTACCTTGACTTCCATTCACCGACCAGTACGACTTCGGATTCAGTGAGCGGCGGTGATTTTGATTTCAGGACATTTGCATCGAGTCTGACTGCTTCAACAAACACGATTTACAGGTTCGATGTACAAATCAGCCCGTACAGCATTAAGCATAACAATACAGACGGAACGAATATTCAATCGTTCAGTTCAACAAATTATGGTAGCGTGCAATCGTCGTATAACTTCTATGACGGATATTATTTGCAGAGCCTGTTCGTCATGAAAGCGGTTGCCGTTGGTCGATTCGTCATCCGCGATGCAAATGACAACATCATCCATGATTATATCATGACAGACACAGGTGAAAACGGAAATTCAAGGTACGTGTTGAAGGACTTCATTGAGAATTATTCGATTGCTTGCACTTATACTGGCACTGTGACTGACGTCATGACTCAAAACTTCACTCCGGCAGTATTATGATAAAACGAGCGCATCTAAGGCTGGGTTCAAGAAAATGGAACCCCACGATATACAAGGGCGGAACAGAATACAAGGCTGTCAATATATACGGAAATTATGCAGAGTATGAAGATAGCGGAATCCCTAAGATTCCATCCGGTTATACTCTTGTTCCGTATATAGAGTGTTTGAGCGGTATGGCGTATATAAACACGGGGTTGTTTGCTGACAAGACGACAAGAGTTGTGGCAGACTTGACGTTTCCTTCTTCTAATTCAACATACCCGCGTATTTTTACTTCCGGAAATGAATATACTTATTGCTTAGGCTTGTATATTGAGTCCGGAACTCAAATCAGAATGAAATATTTCACTGGGGGCGGTTGGCCGGATGTTGCTGTTGAATATTCATACTCAAATAATTTAGCAAATAAAAGAATATTATTTGATTATGTTCCACAAGAAGGACTTTATGTTGAATATAATCTTCTAATACAACACGTTACTTCTGGCGAAGCGCGTACCTCACCCGGGCATATAATGTTATTGATAAACAGTAAAGCAACAAGTTCAAGCAATATAGATGCGGTAGGTACGAAAACCACTGAATATTGCCGGTGCAAGCAACATGAATGGCGCATCTATACAGGCGGAGAACTCGTATCTAATCTATTTCCGGTAACAAGGGATTCAGACTCTGAACCCGGACTCTATGACACTGTGCGCGAACTTTTCTTTACAAGTCCGAATGGCAATCACTTCACAGCAGGCAGTGGCGAGTGGACTCCGCATCCTCCTGCTGAATAAATATATAAACCATAAAACCATAAACAAAATATATTCGAATATCAAATTATGGCAAACAAACTTTACATTGGAAACAGCGTTCTCGTTGACCTGAGCAACTATTATACCAAGAGCGAGGTCGATACCGCGATTTCAAACGTCGATGTAAGCGACCAGCTTGATGATTATGTTCAGAAAGACGGCTCTAAGGTTCTCTCTGACAACAACTTCACAGATGCGTTGAAAACCAAGCTCGAGGGACTCTCGAACTTCGACCCGACGAACATCAATTCAGCGATTTCTGCAATCCAGAGCACTCTCGGGGACATCACCGGCGACGGCGCTGCTGTGACTTCAGCTCTTGATACATGGGCGGAGATAAAGGCATTTGTAAGCGACTATACAAATGTAAATGACCTGCAGGACCTTATCAACACGACAACCACGAACATCCAGACCTGGGTCGGACAGCAGGGCTTCCTGACTTCGACCGCGGCTGCTTCGACTTACCTGAGCCAGAGCGACGCATCTTCTACTTACTTGACTCAAAGCGATGCAGAAGCAAATTACTTGCCTGTTGATACTGACTACATATCACTTGAAGATGCAACTAATCTGTTCTTGTCCCAAGATACTGCAGACGCCATTTACTTGACCCAGGCTGATGCAGCGGCAGATTATATCAATAACGGCGGCGGCGTGACTGCAATCGTGAAGCTTACGCAGTCTGATTTCAACGCGCTTGCATCCAAGGACAGCGGCACTCTCTACATCGTGGAGGACGATCCTGTTCAGCAAGGTTCATAGATAAATAGAGTGTTCGGCTCCTTGGCTTAAAACGCATTTTTTTCCATTTTTTACAATATTTTATTTTCTTGTCGAGAGCGGGTGCATGGAACGATGCACTCGCTTTCTTTTATAATCTACTATAGTAGAAATTTGAGTTGAAAGAGTCCGCCATCCCGAATGAACGGGACCGCAGACTCTGAAAATGAAAATCAGACTTTCCGTATATCATGCGATATGCTCTGAATAATGAACAAGAGCGTTCTCGTCCACGACAGGCGACTCGGGCGTCCCGATGATGAAGCAGATGCAGTCATCCTTTGCGGAGTAGATGCAGACGAGTCCGGTATCCTCGCGGGAGTTCACGAAGTTTACAGCATCCTCTCCGTAGAAGTATTGCTCGACGTCAGACTCGAAGCCCGAAATGACTCTCGCGACAGTATATTCATCCTTTATGTCGACGAGAGAGAACTCGAAGGTCCACTCGACTCCTATAGAGTCGTTGAACGAAATCATGAACTTGACTGTCGGGTCCTTAATCAGCGCGATGAAGTCAGCCTTGGAGTTGCACTGGCGCTTCAATGGAACGTCCCCTTCCTGCTGGAAATAGATTGAGTTGAACTTGCAGTTGCACTCGAACATGTCACGCTTCTTGGTTTTCTTTGTTTCCTTTGTTTTCATTTTTCTTTTTGTTTTAAGATGTTAATGATTTTTTATCTAAGCAGTAAACGCTTCAAGATATTCTTCTACCATGTCCTTGTCATTGAAAAGTTCTCCATCGTCACTGTCATACAGAACGAAATCCAAAATATTATCGCTTTTGCGGTGAATCATAAGGAGCTCGAGTCCAGAGACTTTTTCCATCATGCGGACCACCATCTTGCTTTCGTAGTCGCCCAACGCCTCATCGCAAGATTCTTCTATTCGGTCAAGTTTGTACACGATTGAGTCTTCGTCAGTGCTCATGAAAGAGAAACACGGCGAGATGAATTCCCCGTTGTCGCACGTATATCCGAATGCGAACAGGCGGTTTCTTTTGCTAAGAAGATTTGTAAATTGCTTGTTCGACCTGAATTGCCATGGAGACGCGCCAGGGTCATCCACATCATCATGCTTGATGTACCATATACCATCGTGTCCGCAAATGTCAAGGTTGGAGTACAACTTGATTTTCACTTCCTTGTTTGTTTTCGGGTTGTTTGTGAGGCAGCGGCAAATGTTGTATCTGCCTTTCTTTACTGTTGTTTTCATTTTTCTTTTTGTTTTTAAGATGTTAAACTTCAATATTTTTCACTAAGTTGTCAAAACCTATCTACTATAGTAGAAATTATTTAGTTGTCGAATCCTTAACTTTGGATTGACGCTGCAAAGTAAGCTCTTTTCTTTTTATCATGCAACTTTTTGATTTAAAAAGATTTACGCTTTAGGCTTATTTAGGACTATTCACTACGTAACGTACCCCTTTGGAATGAAAAACACAAAACTCTTTACAAAAAAATACATTCAAGTTTGCGGCTGTTTTAATAAAAATTCGTATCTTTGCAGTGAAAATCAAAAGTTATGGAAAAGAAGAAATGCGTTTTATTTGTAAGAGTTTCAACTGAATACCAAGATTATTCAGAACAGACTTCGAACCTTTCAAGGTACGCTGCGCTGCACGGCTATCCTGTTGAAAACCAAGTCATTATTGCGAACAAGGAGTCAGGAACCAAGTTATCATTTGAAGATAGGGAAGGCTTCACTCAACTGTTCAAGGTTCTTGACGAGGGCGATGTTACTGCAGTATTCGTTGCGGAAGTGAGCCGTATAGGGCGCAGGGATGATGTCATTGCAAGGTTCAAGCGAGTGTTAATCGAGCGCAAAATCAATCTTTATGTACAGCTTGACGAGTTCAGGCTCTTCAACGAGGACGGCTCGCTCAACTCGAACGGCATCATAATGTTCAACATCGTTGCGACTCTTGCAGAGCGTGAAATGATTGAGAAGAAGTCGAGGTTCAACAGAGGAAAAGCGCGTGCAGTCAAGGAAGGAAGGCTGCAAGCCGGAAAGCCCATGTTCGGGTACAAATACGACGATGAAAGAACGAAGCTGGTAGAAGATGAAGATGCTGCATCGTGCGTGCGCGATATATTTAATATGTACGCGCGTGGAAAGTCAATGATTGAAATCTATGATTTTCTTGTGCAGGAAGGAAAGTTTC